GGTATTTCATTTGACTGAACATCAGTCGAGTTTAATAACGTTTCCTTGCTCATTTTCCTTAAGCTCCTTTTTGTTTAGCAGGTTAGAGATTTCCTGTAATAAAAATTCGTATGTACGAATTTGTCCAAGTATATACTTGTAATCGGCCATATTGTCAACCCCACCAGAAGTGACCATTGTGGTCAAATTAGTTAGTTGAGTTTTCATGTATTTTTGTAATTTACTTGCTACGTCTACATCTTCCATCTTCTTCTCCTTTTGTTAGTTATATTAACAATTCCACTTACGTAGAGATTTATTAATTCTTGAATTTGGGTCTCTTGCAGTTTTTGCAGAGGTTAATCTTTTCTTCATCCCGCTCATGCGCGCGCAGAAAGATTTTCTTCTATTAGCTGCTTTTGATCCTTTTTTTAATTTACTTGGTTTAGTAGTTACTGCCATAGATAATTTAGAACCTGGATTTGCAGCTCTATAAGATGCAATACCTTTTCTATTTAATCCACCAGATTCAGACTTACCTTCTTTTCTTTGCCATGCTGGACTTCCACCTTTAGCAAATCTTTTTCTTTTTTCAATACCATGTCCTCTTAAAGATATATCACCCATTATACTAATCCTCCAGTACTCATTTTTTTACGTTTAGAAAATGTTGCAACATTTGTAGGTTTAGGTCCTGTATTACCAGCGGCTCTTTTTCTTGCAACTGCAGAACGTCTTTGACCTTCTGACATTGCTCTAGCTTTTGCTAGTGGTACACATTTTGGATAACCTTTTCTTTTTTCACCTTTAGATCTTCCGCATGGAGCAAAAGAACCATCTTTACGTTTAGAACCAATGTCTACCCATTTCTCTTGAACCCATTTACGTAAGCTCATATTAATATTTTTTTGTAACTTTTCTTCTGTTTTCTAATACACCACCACAACCTTTAGCGATGCCACCTTGTTTATAATTAGATACCATTTTTCTCTCTTGAGAAATACTACCACCACCCATTTTCTTTTTTCGTCCACCAGGAACTATTTTACCTGAACATACTGCGCTCGCATACATGTTCGCGTACGCGCTCGGGTACACTTTAAATTTTGCTTTTGCAGCAGCTTTTCCTCTTGGACAAAGTTTAGCCATTACTTCCAACCTTTTTTAGCAAGTTTAGGGATTCCTTTTTTAACAAGTCCACCTTTTTTATATTCTGGAGTAACTTCAAATTTTAAACCTTCATCTATATCTCTCATCATTTTTGATGGAAATTTCTTTTTTCTTGCTCTTAATTCTTCAATATCTTTTTTATTTTTTTCAACTGTTCCATAAATATCTTCATTTCCTTCTTGAGCTTTTTTTAAATTTCTATCCATTATTTCTTCGCTCTCTTCTTGATATCTTCTTGTTTGACCTATAGTTTTTGCCATTTCACCTTTTATTTTACTTGTTTTTGGGTTTTTAACTTTAGGACTTACGCTTTTAATAACGCCAATACCTTTTAAAATAGTACCTGCCATTATCTTTTGCCTTTCATCATTTTGCCTTTTTTCTTCATTGACATATCTTTAGTTATCATATCAGCTTTTTTAATCATGCCACCTTTTTTCTTAATGACACCTCTACCTTTTAAAACATCTTTAAAAGTTACTTTACCATCACCAGTTAAATCTGGAAATGCTTTACCGCCTTTTTTAAGTTCTTGTCTTGGTCTTATTTTATAATCGTTTCTCATGTTTTTTCCTATCCGTTTTCTTGTTGTTTATTCGCAGCTGGTTTGTTGGCTATTGTTCTAGCAACTGATTCCGCACTGCGTCCCACGACGTAACCGCCCAAACCTATCTGGAGAAGACCCCAAACATCGCCAGGCAATTCAAAGGAGATAACAGCTCCTGTGAATATCTTTACAACTGGTCCTAGAATATAATTCCAGACCAAAATAAATATTAATACATACATTAACAGGGGCCTCCAGCTCGATGCAAACCAGCCCGCTTTGGCTTCTGCCTCAATAATTTTTGCTGCAGCTTGTAACTCTTGTGTATTAGATTGTAGTAATTGAGTTTGTAATTGTGACTTTAATTTTTCTTGTAAATCTTTATCAGGAACTGACTTTTCAATAGTTGAAAAAAGAATTTTTGCTAAAGGTGCTACAGCTCCTAACATTTGAATCATGATTTAATACCACTTTGCTTTACGTTTTTTCTCTGGAAGCATCGCTCTTTGTCCACCTACTGGAACTACTTGTGTTTCTTGTGGGTTAGAAACTTCTACATCAATTCCACCTTTTAATGTTCCATCTGGATTTGTGAATTGTGCAAAATCAACTTGAGTACCTGTTGATTGTTTTATTTTTTTAGTTTTTTTCATATTACATTCCTCTTATTTTCATTTGTTGGACGCCTTGTTTTGCAAGACTTACTCCGGCACGTAGTTTAGCTAAATCTTCAGTTTGTTCAAGCTTATTTTCTTGATTTGTTTGATTCATCATAGCTTTCAACTTATCTAAATTAAGTCTTTCTTCAGCTTCTTTACGCTTTTGCTCGTTTTCCATAGCTTTTAAGTCAACTTCTCGTGATTTTAACTTTAAAAGTGGGTCAGAATCAAACTGTCCAACCAATTTATTCTCCTCATCAGCATAATCTTTGGTCATTTCAGCTATTAATTGAGCTTTTCTTGATTCAATTTGAATAGTTATGCTCTGAATTTGTTGCGCGGCTTGTGGATTCATCTGCATTTGTTGTTGTAACATAGGTAATTGCTGTAATTCTTGTACAAATTCAATTTGAACTTGCTCTTGAGCCATAATTGATATGTGTTCAAGTATATTTTTTTGAATAGACATTATAGTTGCAGGATTATTTTTAACCATATTCAATTGCATAAAGTTTAAATGAGCTTCAATGTGAGATTTATGATCTTGTCCTGGAAATGCTTGATAAGGTTGACTTGCCATTGCAGTAATATGTTCTAAACTTGGATCCATTGGCATAGGTTGTTTTGGTGATGGAAGAATTAAATCTATATTTTTAACTCCAATCGCTTCATACATTGATCTATATGCTTGATAGATGTCATGTATCTGTGGATTAGATTGAGCAAGTTGTAATTGTGTTTGTGCTAAATTAATTCTTTGTGATTGTGAAAATATATTTGGATCTGCAACTGGAAGAATATCAATCTTTTCATCAAAGTCAGTTTGTTTAATTTGTCTTTGTCCACCTACTACATCGTATGGATAAACAGGTGGTAAATAAGTTGAAAATACATTTGCTAGTAATTCAAATTCATTTTTAAGTGCTCCATAAATTCTTTTATGGATTGCAGACATTACACGCGATCCTCTTTCAAGTAATGCCATAGTAGTTCCCACCGCTGCCTGTTGGTTCATATCTCCAACTTGTGCATCAGCAATGCTCGCGAATCTTTGTCCTGCATCTACTACAATACCCATTAATTGTAATAGTACTTGATCAGGTCCTTTAAATGGTAAAGGCATAAATGCATCCTTTAAATTACCTCCTGGCGCATCTACATCTCTAAATTCTCCAGGTTGTAATGGTTGAGCATCATCTCTGACTCTAATGCCACGCATTTTAAATCCAGATGGTAAATTAGCTAAAGTTCCTGCATCTAATAATTGTCTTAAAGCTGCTGTTGCAGTTCTTGATAATCCACCAATCATGTGAATTAATCCAAATCCATAAAATCCAAGTCCTGGTAAAAATTTAAAGTGTACAAAGTAATTTGTTCTATTTTTTAATGGATCGTCTGATTTATAATTACGTTTGATAGATAAAACTTCTCGTGAAGATTCTTCAATAGTTACAACGTATGGAAGTTTAATACCTGTGGGCTCACCAGTTTGAGGATCTTTATCTTCAAAACCTTCTAAATCTAAATTAACATGACATTCCAATAAAGTATAAATGTCTTCTTGTTTTTCAACTCTAACACCTTCTAATTCTCTTTGTTTACTTTTAATTTCATCTTCTTTTAATGGAGGTTGTCCAAGTTCTACATCTCTATAAAAACCACTAACTTGTTGTTTACGTAAATCGTTTTCAGAAATCTTAATTACATGAATAACTGCTTCTGCATCTTCAAGAGAAGTTGCTGAATAAGGAACAATTAAATCTTCAGCCGGAATAAATTTAGATACTGCTCTTCCAAGAAGTGCATCATAATAAACTTTTTTAAAGGTAGATCCTGATAGTGGTAAATAAAATAACATCTGA